AAAAATGTAGCACCTTTAGTAAATGTAATACCCTTTCCGCTTTTAGATACAGACGTGATAGCATTACCGCTTCCACTTACAGATATTGCATTAACGTAACCATCAAGTGACTGATGACTAGTTAAGAACGTACTACCTTTAACTACGCTGATAGTAGTACCATTCTTGGTGACAGACGTAACCGCATTACCGCTACCGCTGACAGAAATAGCAGTAGCACTACCACCTTCCAAGCTAGAGATACGAGAATCAAGAGCCTTGATGGAGTAGGCAGAGGCAATCTCACTCAGCGATTCTGATGTAAGCTTCAAGGCATTTGAATAACTCTTCACACTGCCGTTTAAGCCGCCACCACTGGATGATGATGTCCCAACACCATAGGCAGAAACACCACCACTAGTATAGAGGTTTGCCACCTCGTTAGTCGTAGTGTTCGTAATCTTCAACGCCTTATTGGTTGCATCATACTCCATCTTTATGTTGCCGATGGAGATATACTTTCCGTTAGGCACGATGATGCTTCCATTAATATCGGCAGTACCGTTAAACGAGTTACCCCAAAGCTTGTGAGTATTCGTGAGCTGGAGAGCCTTTTTCGCTGAACCGCTTGTAAAGTAGCCCTGCAAGGTGGTGATACTCGTCTTGTTGGTGGATATGCCCGAAGCGTTCACCCCTTCTGCCTTTTTCGCTCTTGTTACCTCGTCAGATATAGACTTATTGATTCCATCAACGATACCACTTAAAGTGTCTGTCTGCGCAATATTGGCGAGGAAGCTCACCACCTCGTTCCACTTATTGATAATTCCGTCCGCAGTCTCCTCGTCAGTAGTCATAAGGGCGTACCAGTCATAGACACTATTCCAATGACTTACCTTAGTGGATGAAATGCCGTCCAATACAGACTTATTGCTATGAGTATGCTTTGCTGATACCGCACCATCCCAAGCCGTCTGCTTTGTTGTTGTTGGGATGGAGTAACCAGAAGCAAGACTAATAGCAAACGTACCGCTTGTTGTGATGGTCTTAGTTGCGCACGTCAAACCAGTAGGAAGGGTAAGAGCTACAGATGTAACAGTACCCTTATTGGTAGTATAGCCCTTTGCATCAATCTCCGCTTTGGTATAATAGCTTGCGAGAGACTGATGAGCAGTCAGATACCCAGCATCGTTGGTAAGCTGGCTTACCTTCGTGATGCGGTCAGTGATTTCTGTCCACTTATGGGTATGCGCACTAGGTGCGAACGTTGATGGTTTACCCGTGATGTTATTCCAGGAGAGATTCAGACCACCAAGCTCTGTAGCTATATTGTCAATTCGACTGCTGAGAGCCTTGATAGCATAGGCATTCGGAATACTCGTCAAGTCTGCATCCGTATAGCTTCCTTCTAAGATTCTCGCATAGCTGATTACGCTTGCAATCAAGCCGCCACCACCCGTGGTAGATGCTCCTGCTCCGTATGCCGTGATACCACCTGTGGTATAGAAGTTAGCCGCTTCCTTTCCGGCAGCGTCCTTGGATAGTCGAAGGGCATTGTTGGCACTATCATACGATAGATAGATTCCACCAATTTTCAAGCTGCCTTCGGTTGTCACGTTACCCGATACGTCAAGATGAGTGAAAGGCTTCTGTGGGTCGATAGATAATACGTTTGCCAGCTTTGTTGTGTCGGTCGTTCCGCTCTTCCATACAGGAGCGAAGAGAGCGAGCTGTACACCAACATTATTCTTGTTGATAATGAAAGATGTCGGGTCTGCGTGCAAAGTACCGTCTGCGTCCCACCAAAGGTTGCCGTTTGCGAAATAGCCAGTTCCGTCAAAGCGTAGGAGGGACTTGGCAGCAATTTTCTTCTCTTCCTCTGTTGTCGTGGAGGCTTGCTTGTCGATAGCCTTTCCACCTAACCAAAGGGCGATGCCATTCTCCTTCGTGTCCGCTCCATTGATACCTGCGGTAACATTTCCCTTATCGTTACGTAAGGCTATCAATGTAGAGAGGATAAGACCACCCTTGACTACTGTGTCTCCATCAACAAGAGCAGCCTTGATGTATTCAAGACCTGCCATATTGGTGATGAGCTTAGTATTGAGACCATCAAACAGATTAGACGTGATATAGTTGTTCGCCACACCCAGCTTGTCGTAGAAAGCCTTATAAGCATTCGTGAAGTTGGTATACTTCTGAGCCGCAGCCGCCTTGATGGTAGCCTTTCCATTTGAATCAGAAGCGTTGTATCTGCTTACGATGTCAGAAAGATAGGTAATGAGTTCATTTTTTGCGCTATCGAGTGTAGCCTTAGCTGAAACCAAATCCGTTTTATAGGTCGTTTCTTTACCATCCTTATCCAACAAGAACTTAGAGCCAACAACATTATTATACGACTCAACGGCTGCATTATAATCGTCCTCCAAACGCTTGCTATCCTGGGCAATAGCCGCAATCTCCGAGCTATCCAAGTAGCCATCAGAGGTAAAAACATCGAAAGCCTTCTTATTGTTAGATACGGTCGTTCCGAGGGTAATCAAATTAGTTTGCGTGTTCTTAATCTCTGCTTGCGCCTTCTCAGCAGCTTTCTTTGCTTCCTCTGCCTTCGTGTCATCGGTATACTTGCTAGCCAATTTCCAATCGGCAATATCAAACTCTTCACCTTCTGCCTTGGAGGTGGAACACTTCAAGATTTCATTCTTGTAGGTACTGCCGTCAGAAGGATAAGTGGCATTGACCCACATATCATTCACGTCGTATGGTGGAACTGGCTGAGAGCCGAAGATACGTCTCTTTGATTTTGCATCTTTGAGTGCTTGGCTTGAATCTTCGAGTGCCTTGGTCAGTTCCGTGTCTGTGATGATAATCCACTTATAGGTAGAGCCATCCTTGGCAAAGCGGTATGCCTTGCCCGTCTTGTTGTCATAATACAAATCCCCGAGATGGTTTTTCATCATGTCCGTGTCCCATCCGCTAGCAGGTTCGGTCTTGAGTGTAGGAACGCCGTCATAGAACCAAGTCTCAATAGCTCCGTCTATCTGGTTTTGAAGGTCGGTAATCGTCTCCGATTTCTTGATAATGGTCTCAACGGCATTCTTATCCAAGCTCTTCTCGGTGATGTACTTATCCAAGGTCTTTCCATCGTAGGTGGACTTAATATCCAAGTCTCCCTTGATGGTTACTTTCTTCTTGTCGCTATCATACTTGACGTAGGAATCACCCTCGTAATTATTGGCACTAGTAGGTCGGTCTCCGAAGTACATATCTCCGTAGACGTGGAAGAAAGCCTTGTTCGTGGAATGGTTCACGCCATAGTTCACATACTCCTTGTTATTAAATGTGTAGCCGTCAACTCCGTGATAGAGCGTTATGCAAGGGGAATAGGTGTCAACGGCAGAGAATACCAAGCAACTTTGCCTTGTGATGTCCGTTCTATTACCGCACTGATTCAGAATGTCATCAACCATAGGCTCATCGCTGGCTGCGTCCTTGTCGATGTCCGATAAATCCACATAATGATATTTCTTGCCATCTATCTCCACTGCCTCGGAAGACACACCGATGACTAGTCGCCAATAGTAGTGATTGCCGACATTGTGATATTTCCCTTGTGTGAGGTTGAAACTCTTGCTTCTCGCTTGGTCTCCAACCTTCCATTTATTCTCCACCTTTGAGCCATCTTGCTCACCAAGGAAGTAGCATCTGTAAGCCTTCTGACTAACACCATCATAGGTAATATTCACCTCCTCAACCTTCAATATTCGGTTACTGCCTACTGGGGTAATGAACAATTCACCACCCAATGTGTCTGTATGCAATATTTCCAAGGTCTCGAAGATTGCTTTCATTCGGACTTGTAGATAATCTGTGGTTAGATGGGTGTTATCTCGTTCGTCAAGAGTCCAATCCCCGTTCGCCCCGACCTTCATTCCCTGCAAGAACTTCTGAATCTTCTGAAAGGTGATAGTACCGTTAGCAATATCATCGAACTGCTTAGATATAAAATTATCACTTCCGTACTTCGCAATGAGTTTTCTTAGCTGGGAAACGGAATATCCACCTCCGTTACCGCTACTTCCACCGCTCGCAATGATTGTCTGTACGTCTTCTTTGAGCTGCGTAATAGTACCCTTAATTACTTGATTGCCTATTGTAATCGACTGAATAAAGTCGTAATCAATATTAGTCGATAGCTTCAACACTCTTGTCGCAAGCTCATATCCGTGTCCGTCCTTATACGTTACACTCTGACCGATTTGTAGTTGAGGGTTATCTTCCAAGAATACATCAGAATATGATTTAACCTCATAGTTATTCAAATCAGAGAGTAATTGCACAATCTCCTCCTTTGCTTTCTCTAACAATCTATTTTGAGCATCCTCGTAATAGATAGTATCAGCCATTGCAATATTATAGAGTACCGTGATATTACACTTCAAAGAAGGCAATCTCTCTCCACGAGGAATAAGCATTTCTTCTTTGTTTGTTGGTATGATAACCTCATTATCCTCTTGATAAATAATTTCGTAATCACCAGCTAAAACAGAGAAATTATCCTTGCTAACATCGTCTGACGTGTGCGAGGATGATGCTTCTTTATGATAAGTAAGCTCAAAACCTACATAATCGCCGTTAGTGCCACGACCTGCAAGTGGAGTAGAAAGCGCACCCGTATTAAAGTTTGCTTCAAACGAGCAACCGATATTCTTTCCTTTGATAAGCAAATTATCGGTAACCTCAAAGTCATACCAATAATGAGTGACGCCATCATCAACTGTTGTATTGATAATTGTCTTTCCTTCTACTTTTCCTGTAGTAGGATAAGCCAATTTCATATACCATACTGTAAAGGTCTTGTATTCCTTAACTGAGCCATCAGCATTATAAGAAATAGGTATTTTCTTATTATTATCATCAAGCACATACTTAACTCGCCCACGTACATTATATACATAGGTATTGAGCGAAGGATAAATCTGAGAAAAATCAAGCACCTTCGTAAAGAGAGGTTCTTTCGTTTTATCCGCTCTAAGGTCAAGGGTAGAATACTTATCAATAGAGTAAGAGCGTTCCTTTCCGTCTATTAATATTGTACCATTGCCCTCATCTAATTGCAGACGAATATCGCCAGATGAAACATTCTCACCTTTGCTGTTTACTTGCGTAATATTTCTTGTACCGCCGAAGATAGAGAAAGCGTTATAGTAGCCTTCTTTGCTATTAGTGATATTTGGAACACCTACATTCTTTCCAACCTCCAGAACAACAGGAATTGCGCCGACTAAGACCTTACCGATGTAGATAATTTCGTCATCATAGTCAATATGCCATTCGCAGTTATCTCCGATAGCATTTGTAATTGCTGTAAGTGCAGAAATAAAATCGTTATCGCTGAATGATACATTGACTGTATTTGCCGTTACATTTGAAAAGATAACTTTCCATCCGCATTCGCCAAACATCAAATCCTTATTAAGGAAATCTGCAATCTTACCGCTAAGAACGGATGTTGTACCTACGAAAGACCATACATTTTGCTTTACCTCTACATTCTGTGAATTACGAGTATAGATAAAGAATGGGGTCTTCGATAGAATCATCTTCGGATGCTGGAATTGAGGAGTGTACTTCCAAGAGCATTCATCTGATTGAGTAGGCTCATACGATTCCAAGAGAAGGAACTTCCTAGTAACCTCTCTTACTTTATCAATCTTATATGTATAATTGATATACGCACCAAATGGCAGAATAACCTTCTCAGCAGCAGAGAAAGACAGAGAAATGTAATCTGACTTAGATATTTCCTGTTCTCTCTTCGCCGCTGATGTTACCTCTGCTTGCATCAGCAATTTATCGTTAATATCATATATCTTAATCATAACTTAATTCTATCATTCGGGTTATACTCCGTTAATTTGAGTACAAATTTACCTCTTTTTAGACCATAATCACCAAACTGCGAGCATTGCGTGTAAACAAGTTTAAAAACCCTCTTTAGGCGAGGAACTTTCAAGCAAAATTCACCCGAATAAGCTATCTTATCAAGGAAAGCCTCATACTTCTGTAAGTAATCTTCTTCTGAACTACCTTCAAGGAAGAAAGAGATACTTACTTCACGCTTATCTTTCTTTGCATACTTCGATGTAGCGATAACCGATTGCCCATGTTCCAATCGACTATCGTTAGTTACATAGCTTTTTACTGGGGCAGGGGTCAGCAGAGCTTCTCGCCAACCCCTTACCAATGTAATACCGAAAGTATCAAGGTCAACGTAAGCAGAATCCGCTTCATCGACCAATTTAATAAAAGCATCATTCTTCATAACTTAATACTTATCTTTCATTAATTTATACATATTTGCGATGTCCTCACGTATCAATATAATAGGTGCAGTATTCTTATTGATTGCTTCCAACTGCTGTAATCCTTGATACTGAATATCTCGTATCTCAGAAATATCCCATTTTATCTGTGCAACATCAAGTCGCACGTAAGATGTATGTTCAGCTATCGTCTTACGAATCTCATTACCCTGCTCTATAGCAATCTGCATCGCATAGCCGATACCGATAAGGCTGCTTCCTTGGTCTGCGGTGATAGCCTCAATACCCTTACCCGTTGCTGTCTGTTCGGAGGTAGAAGTATCCTTGATAAGACCAGCCTTAATCATTGAATCTCTCCAAGATATTACATAATCAGCATATTTCTCATTTTCTCTTCTAATATTTGCAGCTTCATCCTCATCAATATTTCCATCACTAGCAGCATCAGCAACCATCTGATAGATATTTTTCAGCCTTGCTTTATTCGCCTCTGAGTTCATAAAAGAATCCACAATAGCATTAGAGATAGTTTCATTGATAAAATCTGCAAAATCGGTTGTTTCTTTTTTACAATCTTTTATCATAGATGAATAACTATCCTTAAACCCACTCCAAGAATATCCTGTTAATTTTTGATTTAATGCGTCAGTTAATTCTTCAAGTTTACCTGCCTGCTCAATATAATCATTAACAAGACTTTGTGGATTTGCCTGTCCTTTACTTCCTGCATTAAAGAAATTCGACCACGCTTCTGGTGCATAATCTCTTAACGCTTTAAGCATTTCAGGAGATAGATTCCATACATCGCTCGCAGAACCTACAGATGTATTGAAGCCTTGTGCTCTTAATGTATTATTAAAAGCATTTAACCATGCTCCTTTATTATCGTTTGCATGGCTATTAAACGAAGAACGACCTCCAAGACCTAAGAAACCATGTCCCGTGTTTGAATATTCTCTTGCACGGTTTTTTATCTGCTGTTGCTGATTTTGGTTATATTCTTTCTGAGCCGCAACCGCTTTCTTGTAAGCTTCAACTGATTGTTGATTGGTATTATCATCGCCTCTAATTGATTCGGAAAGGTCAGAAATTGCTTTAGATAATTCCTGATTTGAAACACTCAATTCTGCAATCTCTTTCTCCATTTTTGATACATTCGAACCAAATGCTTTACCTCCACTAAATATATTAGCAACTCCTTTTACAATACCACCAATAACATTGCCAACACCTTTCACTACAGTCCATATAATCTGTGGGAGTTGAGATATAACTGCTTCGATAACTTTTGTTATTTTATCTAAAAGATTATCTATAAACTCAGTTGGATTATCTCCAAGAGCATCAATTAATGATAGGATAGCACCAACAAGACCACCGATTTTTCCTGTAAAATTTGCCAATGCTTCACCAACCTTCGATGTACCACCAGATAAAGACGTAATAAGTTGCCCTATACCTTTAACAAAACCCGAGAGAGAACCATTAGTAATATTACTTAGCATTGATTGAAAATTCTGTAAACCATTTGCTGCTTCTGTAGTAGAATCTTGTAACTGCTGTTGTGCTTCTTGAACACCATTTTCAGCATCTGTTTGCGCTTTTCCTGTTTCTTCAACCCTTTTATTTGCTCCTTCAAGTTTTATCTTTGCTATCTCTTTTGCTTTATCTGATATAGCTTTTTTTATATCTTTTTCGGCTTTGTCACGGTCTGCGATAGCATCATCATGTGCTTTCGTTGCTTTTTGTAACCACTTTACGCTATTCTGATAAGCTCTTACATCATTTGCTACATCATCCCACTTACTAAAGCCAAAAGAGCCATTATTATTTGTTTCTGCTCGGAGATTATTTCGAAGGTCAATATATGATTTTTTATCAGCAGCAGGTAAGGACTTGAAATTAGCCGTTTTCATATACTCCTCAACTTTACTGAGTGTATCTTTAGCAATATCTTTAAGAACATTACCAATACCTGCAAAAGAAGTACCCCAATCAATACCCATAGCTAACTTCTTGGCATCTGTCTGAGCCAATGCTGCTTCTTTTTGTTTTTGAAGTATCTTCTTCTGATTATCATCGGTTGCCTTCGATATCTTATCATCGTACTCTTTCGCAATAGCATATCTCTGTTCTTGTACTGTACCATATTCTTTAAGGTAGTCGTACAAGTTCTGTAGCTGTGCAGCAAGGCGTTTCTTTGCATCTTCTTCTTGCTGTGCATTCAATGTGCTCATCTTTGCCTCAATGAGCTGTTGCTGTTCGTCTGTTAATTTAACCCCTTTATCCAAACCGCTTGCATAGAAACCTTCCTTTTTCTTATTTGCAGGATTCTTGCTATATTCTGCCTTCGCAATCTGAATATTCTTCTGACGCAAGGTTTCTGCCTCTTCCTCAATCTGATGCTTCTTCTTTTCAAAGTCGAGCTTTCTCTGCTTCAACTCCTTTTCGTTAGCATCATGTTCCTTTGCAATACCTTCCTCTTGCTCGGCAACATAAAGTTCCCACTCGATTTTCTTATCATCAGCAAGTTGTTTTGCCTGTTGCTCCGCAAGCTGCTCACGATAGTTGCGTTGTTGGTCAGCAGACTTATCTTTATTTGGTTTAGGAACATAACCATTTCCACCAAGGTTAATACTAGAATTAATTGGCTTATTCGATAAAGCAATCGTAGAGTTTCTTTGGTTTCTCAATAATTCATTAAACATCTGAGGAGTAAACTCTGAGAAAGCAAAACGATTTTTGTTATAGTATTGTAACATGAAATTACCTGCACTCTTAGCATAAGCATTACCACTTGCGTTACGCCATTTTCTTTGTGCATTCTTTAATCCCTGTTGATACACTCTTTTAAGTTTATCCCTCTGCTGTCTATACTGCTTCAAACCATCCTCCCTGCTAACGTTATACTGTTGCCTTGCTCCCATATTAGCAATGGTAGATTCTTGAAAACCAGCCGTCCAACCACTTGTAACGGATTCGGTATATCGCATACCACGCTTTGCTCCTTTATGGTTATTATCGAAATTCTTCAAATAATTAAGTTCGTCTGCTGTCTTCTGAGCACCGCCTATAATCTTTGTAAAGAAATTAAGTATTCTTGTAAGGGTTGGTGTAAGGTTGGCATTAATCGCAGTAAGAAAACCATTCCATGAGTTTTGTAGCTTAGCAACATTCACAGAAGCTCTGGCATTAATATCATTCAGAAGTTCCTGTTTAGCAACATTACTATCTATGCCTTTATTATACTTAGCAATAGCATCAGCATTCTTAATAAAGTACATAGCGATACTACGTTGGCGAGCCATGAAGTTATTCTCTACGTGTTCACCTCTTTCGTATGCAGCTTTCAGATTTTGTAAGGCAGTAATCATTCCGACAACAGAAGGATTGTATTTATCTTGCATCTTACTCATACTCATAAGGAGCATAGAGAATTTTGACGCAGCCTTTTGAGCACCGCCAAACTGATTACTAGAATAACCGATAAGAGTAGCCATTTCTTTAAAAGAAACGCCATAAAGAGCAGCAGAAGAACCTGCACTTGATATGGCATCAGCCATTTCACCGAAGCTACTTGTTGAGTTATGAGCAGCAGTTGCAATCATAGCAGAAGCTGCTGTAGCATCTTGCGCAGTCATGTGATATTCAGAAGCAAGATTTGAGAGGAATTTTGCTCCCTCTTCTGATGTTTTTCCAGCAAGTGCTCCAAACTCGTTTGATGTCTTAATCATAGTGGTAAGAGCCTCTGGTGAATCTCTTAGACTATCCCATACCTTTACGAACTGAGTTGCAGCAGCAGCCATATCAGAAACCGACTTGGCAGTTTCGTCTGATAATGAAAGTATATTCTGCCTTACCGTCTGTAAGTTGCTCTCATCAAGATAATGAGAGAGAGGTTGTAGAGCATTTCTAAACTCTTCGGCACGGATAGTCAGCTCATAAATACCTTTTCCTAAAGTACCAAGTCCTGCTCCCCATACACCGATTTTTCCAAAGAGTGAGAAGAGGGCAGAGAAATCACCTTTTAAAGCTCCACCAAGAACACTTTTAAATTTAGAAAAGATTCCACCTACTTTTTTTGTTGCATCTTCGGCAGACTTTGCAACCTCCTTGGTTTCCTCTTTTGTCTTTTTAGCTCCTTTAGCTGCATCTTCGTAAGAAGTACCAAGTTGTTTGAGTACTTCTCGTCCTTCTGATATATGCTTATTTAACTCCTTTTGTTCTTCAAGGTTCTTTTTAGCATTTTCTGTGTCGCCAGCACCTTTGTATGTAGCATATTCAGCTTTAAGCTGTTTAAGTTCCTGATAATCTAGCTTCAAAGCCTCCGTTACTCCTTCAATGGTTGCTTTCTCTCCATTAAAATATATATCAGAAGCATCCTTTGCCTCTTCAGTAGCCTGCTTTAAATTTTGGGTTGCATCAGTTTGCCCATTGATAGCTTGTTGAGCCTTAAAATGACTACTTTCAAGATTGTCAAGACTTTGATTTAAAGAAGATAACTCGCTACGATACTCTTTAATATTATCAGTAGCCTCTTTTACACCTTCGTTATACGCTTTTTGTACTTCGGGTGTCGCAATTCCATTATTCGTATCTTGTGAGTTTGCATAAGCATCTGAAAGCTCTTTTATCTTTTGCTTTTCTTCTTCAATTTTCTGCACAAGAGATTCACGTACAGCTAAGCCACTCTTCTTGCTATTGATATACTCCTCTTCATCAGAACGTCCCTCTGCAAGGCGTTTTGCAACCGCATCAATCGCCTCTGCTTCCATTTGAGTTGTATATACATAGTCTTTCGCTGATTCTGTAAGATGCAACTTAGCTTGTGTATTCTGCTGTGTTTTCTCCGTTTCTTCAGCAATCTTGGTTGAGTTTTCTCCATGTGCTACAGCCTCTGTTCCAACCGCTGCCGCCGCACCTACGTGAGCCGCCGCATTTGCACCAGTTGCTGCGGTTGATATAGAACGACCTGCATTCAATGTATCAATAGCAGCGTTAAGAGTACCAACATACTGCTGAGTACTACCGAATGTACCCAACATTGATGAATATTCGCCGTTAAGTTTCTCTACTAAGTTCTGCTGAGACTTTAACTGTTCGTTAATCTCATTCCACTTCGGTGAACCTTCGGTTGTTTCCGATAATTTCTTTTTGAGCTTATCAACGGTTGCTTCTGCGGTCTGAGCCTCTGATGCAAGCTTCTTTAGTGCCTCTGGAGTATCGGTAAGCGATTTATTAATATCTTCGATACCTTGCTTTAAAGCTTGCACTGATTGTTTCGTCTTTTCACTATCAGAAGCCGAACTCTGAGCAATATCATTTAATGCCTTAGTCATCTTTGAGCTAACTTCATCAGTCTTTACTCCAAGTGAATTAAGGTCATTTATCAACTTATCAAAAGACTGCTGAATATCGGAAATATCCATCTGTCCGCTGATTCCAAGTATTTCATCTGCTGCTGCCATATTGTTTGCTTATTTATGAGATTATTACATCAAGCGCATAAAGAAATCATTAGCAGAGATTGGCTCATCTATCTTATGATACTCTTTTTGCGGCTTCTTTTGCTGTCTGCTGTCTTTTCTCGGTTCATCCTTGGTATTTGTATTAAAGGACGGAATCGAGCGGTTAAGCAGAATAATATTAAGGTATGAGCGATTAAATACGACCTCTTCGTAACTCATACGAAAGTACTTCATTACTTGTCCGATTGTTGCCCATGGGGAGTCGTTTTCGGCTCCGTCATTATCTTCATCTGGGTCAGGAAAGTTATAGAGGTTAAGAAAAAATTTGCATTAAAAGAACCGCTAATGAACTTTACAAGCTCATTGAATGCCATAATATCAAGGTGCTTTCGTATATATCGCCCCCATACCTTGCGTGCCCACTTCTTGCGGAAGGCGCACACGATAAAAATCTCGCTCATTAAACGAGCTGTCTCAGAGTGTTCAAATAGAAGAGGGATGATATTTAGCTTATCGTCTTCCTTCCATGTTGGTTCTTTGATAGAGTTACCGAATACACCCATTTCATAAATCTGCATAAAGGTAAGTGGCTTCACTTTAAAGCGAAACATACCAACCTTAATCTTTACAGATGCCTCGGAAAGTGTCCTTGTTACCTTTTCCTTGTCTGATGTTTTCATATCAAAATATGTTTTATAACATAAAAAGCGGTGCGGCTTGGGAAAGTTCCCTTACCTCACCGCCTTTTGAAGTTTAATTTTAAATCATATAAAAGATAAAAGCTTTACTTACTTTTTAATAGCCATAGCACTAATATCCTTTGTGAGAATATTACGATGACCGCTCTTCTTGTCACCCTTTGCATCGAATACCGCCATCTGACGGAATTCAATGTTAAGATTAGGAAGTCCACTCTTACCGATAGAACCACTGCGAGTGATTGTAAGTTTCATCTTAGACCACTGGAAGGTACGAGAAGGAATATCATCCAAATCTTTTGTCACAATCTGAACTGCCTTATAAATCTCGGTTTCTTGTGGAAGCTCATTCAACCAAGCATCCTTACCACCAGTACCCTCATCCTTTGTATAACCAAGAAGCTTCGTGAAGTTGTCTTCTGAGAAATCGTATGTCTGCAAGGTAAAGCCCTTTGTTGCTGCTGATGTAGTCAGCACTGCGTAAGGGTCTTCTGAATCCTCAACCTCTACATCCGATGTCTGTGCCGCTTGGTCGTTAAAGCTCAAACTACCAGAAACGACAGCCTTAATTTTGTCGCTCCATGTGGTTGGGTAGCCGCCATTTTCGACACAATCGGCAAAACTGAAGCTTTCCAAGCCATATACACCATTCTTTGCCATAATTTTATTCTTTTAAATTATTATACGTTACATTAAATTTCATATTGACGTAATAAGTGTTATCATTATCACGAGTTGGGCGAGAGATAGAGTAGAAATCGAAGTAACAGCCACCGAGGTAAGTACCGTCACCAAACAGAGAAAGAATCTTCTCCGAGTAATCAGAGAGTTTCTTTATGTTAGGTAGATTTGATAAGGTCTTAGGGCAATGAATATTCAAATTCACTACACCCTCATTAATAGCATCACTATACACAAAGGGAAGATGATTGATTGCGATATAATCACAAACCGCCAACTTCTCGGGTATCTCATATTTATAGATACGACCTTTCTTTATGCCTATTCTCTCAATATTTTCATTGAGATACTTAAATAATGCCGTAACGGCTGTATCACCGAGTATCATATCTAACTATCGCTTTTAATCATTTCAGCTACTTCTTCAAAAATCTTCTTCATTTCGTCACGAAGGAAATACTTAGTAAGATGTAAGACATTGTAGCCTTTGTCCTCTACATACTTGCCGTAGTTCATACCAGCCACAATAACGAGAGAGTATCCTTTGGATGCTACTACACCTTCTTTCTGTGCATACTCGTTGAGTGCATTTCCACGAAATTGCATAACATTATCCATAGAAAATGGATTATCATGCACTTTCCCTTTTTCATCCTTATACGTAGGATTATAATCTTCACTTACCTTAGAGGTTAGAAGTTCACCATCAAAGTATAAGGCGAAAGAAATTGAGTTCTTTAAGTTTGCAGTTCGGTCTTTATATCCCTTATTGTTCTTTGAATAGGTGACCGCTTCTTCGGCAAGTTGGGCTAAACGTGTATTAAGCGTATTAATCACATATTGCCTCTTTTCGTTCAGCCTTTTCTGTAAGGCTTCACGACCTTTGATTTGTAATTCAACCTTTGCCATATTGCCGCCTATTAGAGCCAAATTCTAAGATAGCGTTTCTTTAAGGTTACGAAGCCTTTAACCTCCATTTCCTTATCAATCGTGCCATCTTTCTTGGTTATCCAAACCTTTTCGCCTTCCTTCGGTATGAGAGGGTATTTTGCTTTTGAGAGAGGAGCATAGATTTCGTGTGAATACACGTACTGTTGCCCGTCTGCCAGAGTGATAATCTTCGCCTGCGAATTAGGCAAAATAACGCACTGTCCAAAGGTTTGCCATTCTTCTTCTGGTTGTTCGATAGGATTTCCGTCCTCATCAAAGCCATCTTGTGGAGCACCTTTTACTTTAAGTATATCTTCAAAGTTCATACGCTATCTATTTGATTACCATACCTTCACACTCTGAACCCAATAATCATCAGAAGTACTATCAATAACAAAGTCAGCATCCAATCCAGCATCCTTCGCAATAGATTTAATCATCTTATCAATGAGATTCTTGTCGTTCTTGTAACTCTGAGAGATACCGCCAATATTCTCACTTGATAATGGATTCATCTTGTAGAGGATACGCATAGCCGCATAGGCTACGGGTTTCTTTACCGCTACAGAGTATTCATCAGCCACGGATGCCGTGATGCTAAACTTATCAACAGCATCAATAAACATCTTCTCCAAAGTCTCATCTGAGGTAGAGAAAGGCTGAATCTCGCTTGCTATGGCTTCAGAAATTGTCATGCTAATCTTGTTATCTTATGAAGTTTCACTTATTAAATCAATATATTCATAACTGAGGGTCAGTGCATTAAGCACCAACCTTCAAGATATAGAAGTCTTCGATACCATCGAATACTGGTTGCATCCACATTTCGTTGGTAAGGTGATAACCCTTCTTATCTCTCCAATAACCGATAAGGTTGTTATCGTATGTAGAGTAAGAAACGCCATCAACTGGGTCAATAGCCTCCAAGCACTCAGCGCACTTAGGTACAGCCACCTTATCGGCACACATCGCAACAACTCGGTTATCTGGGATAAGGTTAAAGACTGTCTTGTCAGGCAGCTCAACAAACTTATCTTCATCAATCTGAATTGTTGGCAAGAGGATAGAGCGCAGATAGATATTCATCTGGTCAACGCTAATCATCGGTGCAGTAGGATTGATGGTAATCTGACCGAGGTTCAAGCGGAAGGTGTCCTTAATCTCCTTTGCTTTACACATTGCGAAGAATGTGTTCTCAGACATACGAAGACGCAGAATCTTACGACCCTTCTTGCGAGCCTCGTCCTTCAATTTCTTAATATCCTCAATAGGAGTTGCGTTCACCTCACCCCAATTTGTGGTAGCAGAGAGCTGCTTGACACCCAAATCAAAGGTATAAGATACGTTAGCCTTAGAGTTATTGGTACGTGATACAGTCTGAGTACCCTTGAACAATCCCTCAAAATACAACATATCAATACGCTTATGAGGAGCGATAACCGCCAACTCGAAAGGTTTGAATGAGTACTTGATAAGTTCATCGTACTTAGCATTGAGCTGTGACTGTGTATAACCGCCACGTCCCGACATATCATTATACTTACCCTCCAATAGGTGCATCTGGTCGAGGTAATCGTTATCGAGCTCCCACTCATCGGCGATACGACCGATAGAGCCAGTAAGCTGACCCCAATCAGGCATAGTATGCAATGGACGCTCTGCGTTCTTAGCGACAACAGAACCAACCATAGCAGCAGCATAGGTAGCCATATTTGCCTGATATACCTTTGCAGCACAATACTCAACAGGCTTCAACTCGTTCTTCCACTCAGCCTTGTAGGTGGAAGTCTTCATGTATTCGTCAATGTAGGTCTGAAAAGACTTTGGGTCTTGCAGATTCTTCAAAATACTATTCATAATCTATAATCTCCACTTTTAAAGGTTACTGAATCTTGAACAAAGCGATACCATTTGCTCTGATACCTTCCTTAATCTCATCATTGATAGGATAAGGGAGTGAATCTTCCTCTACCTCCATTACCTGTAAGGTAGGAGTAGCTGCGATAGAAGACTCTTGGTCTCTTACATCGAGAGTATCATATGAGAAGCCAAGAAGAACATCCTTAGTCTTATCATAATCTGATACAACTGCATCTTTAGCCACCGCATTATCAAGTGCTGATACAGTCAATGTATCTACACCATCAGTATTAGCAATAGCTGAAATGGTTGCACCAGCAATCTTATCTCCAACCTGGAACAAAGAACCGCTAGCAATCTTCAATGTTGTAGCAGCCTTATCTGCTTTCTCTACAGCCTTTGCTGTCTTTACAACCTGTGCCTTACCACCAGTTACAAGTCTGAGAACTGTACCCTTCGCAACAAACTTTAAAGTAGCTGGAAGGTTGGTGCGGTCGAGGTCATAACCACCCTGTCGGCGAAGGCACTGCTCTTCAAGCCAAAGTGCTTCCTTGATATCCTCTGGCTTGGTTCTATGCAAAAAATAGCCTCTGTTTGACATAATTTTCTTCTTTTTAAGAGTTTAACATAATTCATTGATAATGCCTTACTCCTTTGGAGCATTACGCTCCGAGAAGCCTTGCATTCTTTTAATGAAATCATTCTGCTCATCTTCGGGAGAGGTTGCCTTGGGTGCTTCAACAAAATTGCCGTTTGCTACAAGTGACTGCTTCAATGCAGTCCAATCATCGGCACATTGCTGTGCGAGAGTTTCAAGATTCTCTTCCTTGTCGAGCTGATAACGTGAACGGAACTGCTGCGGAACGTCCTTCAATTTTTCGCTCTTACCGAAAAGGTCATCAAGACGTGCTCTTTCTTCCTTTTCCTTGTATGGAGCAATGGCAGCGGCTACAGCTTCGCTAACTGCTTTCTGGGTACTCTTGGTAGCCTCGGCAATCATCTGCTGAACCTGCTCTCGTGTAAGCCCTGTTGAAGGTACTGGAGGGGTAGGAGGAACTGGTGGAGTAGGCTTATGATTAGGGTCGTTAGGGTCAATCCATCCATCGAATTTCTTCGTTGTTTCACTGACCGCACGATTGAATGATGATTGCATCATACCAACATAAGGTTCAACTGCCGAGATAGCACTCGTTACATCCTCGTCCTTTGACTCATCTGTTAGACCACGACTTGCAACAATCAGGTCAACCAGCTTTGAAAGTTCATCCTTCTTCAAACCATACTTTGCAAATGATGTTTTGGCAGAAGTAAGCACTTTTTCTTTTATTGTCATAGTAATTCTGTTTTAAACGTTAATAAATAAATAATTTCCGATTGCAAAATTACTATTTCTATTAATAAAATAATAACAAATAATAGAAGCTGTGTAAACAAATGCTATTTTTGGCGATTTTCTTGCGGTCTAAGCGGCTTTCTTTTAGTTTATGTATAGTTATTAAGAAACAAAAATAAAAGGCAAGATAGCCAATATTCTTGGTTACTTTGCCTTGCGTAGTATCATATCTATCTTTGCCTTAACCTTCTTCGGATTCCTAGCATCGTGATTACTCAATCTTACCACATGATACCCGAGCCGCCATATACCCGAAGAGCGGTTACCATCCTTGCGCTTTTTGTCTTTAGTAAAATGATAAGCACCATCGAGTTCAATAATCGTTTTTATCTCTGGCAGATATATATCAGCGAAGTATAGCTTTCTGCCCGTGACTATCGGTTGCTGTGGTATTACCTTATATCCTAACAGAGTGCAGATTTTCGCCGCAGCCTTCTCCGCATCGGTTGTATGCGAAAGTAGGTCGCAGCGAATTTGTCTGATAAGAGTTTTACTTGGTTTCATCTTAAACATTCAGGAATATACTTTTCTGTGTACTTTCTTCTAAGATAAATAATTACCTCTTCTTTGCTTCTTAAAAATCCATCATTGATAAGCATTGCTATTTGGCGTTCCATTTCAAAAAGCTCCCTTTGCTTTTGTTCTTCACCGAAATCGTTTCGTATCTCTTTTTGATGTTTATTGAAAACAACCCAGTTGATTGCTCTAGCTATCTGTGGCATCTGCTGTTTCATATTGTTTACGGCAACAATCTTTCCAACAGCAGAAGAAAGAGTTTTATATGCTTCTCCCGCTTCGTTTCGGTAAGCTAACATCTGGTCGGAAACGAACTTTAATACCTTGACTTTAAATGCGGCGTTTATCCACATAGCAAAGTCTATAAACATTAATGGATGCATCCAAGTACCACCGTTCTTACCTCTTGTTGCTAAATAGGGAGATTTTCCCCCATTTAAATTTTCTTCTTCACAAAGAGCCTTAACGAACTCTTGCGTTGCCTGGTTTGAGAGATAGTCTTTTAACTCTTTCTTTGTACCTTTGTCTTCATTCCAAGATTTGAGTAAATGAGTAGCGTTAAAATACCCATCTTTTGTTCGCTGCTGAACGGAAAACCTTCCTAATTGCCGCTTCATAATTTGATTTGTTATCATAACTGTTCTATTTTTGATTTTCTAACATCTTTATTTCATCCTGTAGATAGAAGATTGCCTTGCTTAAATCCTGCACTCTCTGTTCACGCTCGGAAAGGTTCATTTCCTTCTTTCCCTTGCGTAAGAGATACTTTACTGCCGAGCCGCAGTTAAAATCAAGGTGTCGGCAAATATCAATCGGCTCTATGCCGCAGAGTTCCTTTAACCAAGCGTAATGGTTAGGGTGATTAACCATTTCTTCCTTTTCCTCTGTGACAATAGTACCATTTTTTGTAATCTCTTCAAACTGAATAGGGATATTCTTTCTATATGCAAAATTGTATTCGTCTGGTATAATATTGCATTCTACAATAGCTCTACCTACCTTGATAACTTTCAATCTGAGAGGGCAAATATTGGCTAGCGGATATCTTTTTTCTCCGATGTTATAAACGTAAACTTCTAGTCTATCATTTACATGGACTACCATACTAGGCTCTATTGGTAAGGTAAATACCAACCCTTCACGTATCTTCATTGATTCTATCATAATTCTTACTTTTTAAAAAGTTTATCAACTGCTAATTCCTGTAATTACGGATGCATACATCTTACAACCCTTGCTTCTGTATTATTTTTCTTCTGATACCTACAAAGATTGCATTCAATAGCACCGACTTTATTTAGAGCGTGCGTATATCGACCACATTCACCGAAAGGGCAATCTGTTGCATATTCAATACCGCCGTGAATAAACTCACGTACCTCATACTTAATTGCCGTATTCGGCTTCTTTTCTTTCTTTTGGTATAACATATTATCTTATCTCAATTTTGATTTTATAAATCGACTTCTGCTTCAAGTTTTCCGTGCCATCAAGCAAAAGATGAGCAATGATGTCATCTACGGATTCGCTGATAGCTCTCTTCGTATATTCGTGATAACTGCCGTCTTCTTTTTCTTGATAGACGTTTACAGAGCCAGAGCTATTATCTGTGACAATAACCCCATTATCGGCGAACTCTAGCTTAAAATTAAGTTTTTCCATATAATTATTTTTTTTGTTCCATGAAATGTTTTTGTTGTATTAACATCATTCTTGTAATCAGATTCTGCATCTTTTCAATAATGAACTTCGGGGTTTCCGAAGTTCTGATAAAGAAAGGATGCTTTCCTCTCTTATGCTTATTGAAGAACAATGTATCATCTTTACCCTCTATCTTTACAGCAATCATGTACTGACCGATGAAGAGGTGAGCACTTCCCTCTTTTCTCTTTCGAGGTGTAGTGTACTTAATGCCGTTCTCATCTAAGAAAGACATCAGCTTCTTTAATTTCGTTTCATTTTTCATCTTGCATATCTCCTATAGTTTAGTTATCGCTTAACATTTTCTCAACCTCATCATCGTATTTATTTCTTTTACACCAAGTAGTGAGGTCAAAGATTACTTCCGCATCCTTTCTAAAGCTTTTGTATAAGCTCAGATAGTTTTTCTTTGTTTGTGCGTTAGCCTTTCTCGCCTCGTGAAAAAAGGCAAAGTAATTCTTAAAATATTCAGAATGTATTGTGATAATATCGGCATCTTCGCATTTTTGCATCATAAACAGCGTTGCTTCTACGATAACGACTGCCTTTGAAGCGCAATAGATGTGATTCATTTCATTTGCTACAACTTCTCCGTTCCTTATAATGATAACTGAAAATTTTCCTGTTGCGAACTTATCTTCATAATCACAACTTACGTAGCACTCATATCCAACAAGTTCTTTTGCTGGCGTGAGGTAAGTATCGAGCCAATTTTTCTTTTTCTCCATTTTGTATCTCCTGTGTTATTATATAATCGGGTGGGGGCGTATGTGCGCCCGTTAGTTAATTCTTTCTTGGGGCTGTCGCCCCTATAAGGGAATAAATTAAATTAAAGCCCTCATCCCTTATTTTATTATTTTTGATTTTACATAAACTACATTTTTGCCTCCTTTCTTCTCATACCATGACGAGATATTGATATAGCATCGTCCATCTGCATACGATAGATATTCGATTCAATGGAAAATGCACTTCTATTTTTTGCGCTTATCACTATTATAGAACCTTCAAAATCCGTAATAGCCATATTATTGGTACATACCTTTGCATCGCACCTTACTTCCTTGATTCTTGTGCGCTTATTGATGATACCCTTGTTTACAAGCTGATTTGTAACTTTGAACGCTTGGTACATCGTACCATAGATAACATCCTTGATTCTGTCATAAGATAAACCTTTGTTATCACTAAACTTCTTCCTCAACATACGACTTTCACGTTTGAGAGCCTTGCGAATAGTCTTCGCATTTCTCCCATTCGTCCCCTTATTGTGCGTATTGATTACGTCTTCTTGCATTCTAACTTGGTTCTCCATGACAATTCTTCTCAAAAGGTTTTTGAGGGCTGGAAATGTCATCTTCGTTAAATCATCCTTGCGAAGCTTATAACTATATCCATTATTTGAATGTATGCTACGAGCAATGAATCTCTTCTTTCCATTTTTCTCTTCAAAACGGAAATACCCTATCTTGCAACCATATTCAAGTAGTCTCTTTAATTTATTATTGTCAATATGCAAAAGCTTGGCGCAATGATTGTATGACACAAGATTAAGGTCTGATGAGCGGAATAAGAGCTTTATTTTAAGAAGCAAACAGAAGGCATCCAAGCGATTCTTGTCGCTCAGAGCAAACTTAGCTTCCTGTATTCCTATTCTTATTCTTTTCATCATTATATATATATTAATGTAAAAACCAAACAGATGAAAGGTGCTATCAATCATTCCGTTTGGTTTATTATATTGAACCCTTTCACTTGTGTTGATTGGGCATATATGATTCTTTTCTTAGCTTGGAAAATAGCACTTTCCTTTTACGCCGCAAAATTATAAAGAAAAAACGAGATACTCGCTTAAAATCTATTAAAAAACTAATAGTATGTATTAATAAACTAAAAATAGCTATTAGGAAATTTGGTAGTCTGAGAGAAAGTTATTAATTTTGCGGTATCAAAGTTAATAAAATAGCTTTTGGTACATATAATTAATGTAGAAATTATTAATAAATTAAAAATAGGAGATACGAAAAATGAAAAAAGAAAAAGACATGATGAATCCATGTAATTGGAGAACCGAAGATGTAAAAGATGCGGTACAAGCAGCAATGCTCGCCGCTAGTGGAATTATCTTAGCGTATGCTGTTATCTGGCTCGCTTACTAAAAAAGGAGGTAATATGGAGATAGTAACAACATTAGTTAAGTTCCGTTGTCGCAAGGATGAAATGATGGAGCAATCAAAGAATGCTCAGATTTTTCTCTTTGAAGGCAAAGAAGGTAAGACTAAGGTATTCGTACCTAAGTCTAAACTAATTATCAAGGATGATGCTTTAGATAGCAACTATAATCTTTGCATCATACCTAAATGGGTATTCTTTAGCACAAAGAACCTTTCGCAGAATGTTGAATTGGTAGGAGAAACGCAACACATGGAGGTTCTCAATGATATTGAAGATTAATAGTATATATAGTAATAATTATTTTGTTTAATGTATTAAAAATAGGAGATACAACAATGAACACAATGGCAATGAATTTGATGGCACAGCCAAGAGTAAATGAAGTAGCGGTTGCAAAGCAGCCAGAGTTAAAGAGTGATAATATGAATCAGTTCTTGGATTTTGAGACATCCAAGGTACAGATTCTGACAATCGACCAGCTTGAACGCACCGAGAAAGAGAATGATGTGTACGGAAAGCCTTTGAAGGGTATCTATCACTTCGACCTCATTCATCAGGTGGAAGACTTGTGCGAGAAGCACGGCTACAAGGCTGAGATTTACGACCTCTTTGCGGCGAACAACAAAGACCGCAATACTCCAGGTGTTACCCGTTTGCCTCAAAAGGAAGCTATAATGGGTGATAGAGCTGTAGAGGCTCATATCCTTCGCCGAGTATTCTGTAATATTCGCTTGCGTGACTTTGATAAAGGAGAGGGCAATGATGAGATTACAACCAATATGGCGGTATCATTCCATCAGAAGGGTATTCAGCTAGGTATCGGTAGGAACGTAGTTATCTGTCACAATCAATGTATGCTTAGTGCTGAACATTACGCTGCTACCTACTCAGATATCAATAGCGGAAGAGGAGCTTTTAAGCTCGATGAGCTTCTTCAACGTGCTGATGCTTGGCTCGCTAATCTAAGAGGTATCATTGATACTAATGATGAAATGATTGAGCGTATGAAGAATCGTGAGATTAAAGCACAGGAAATGTTTACCATCATCGGTATGCTGACCTCGCTTCGTGTTGCTGCTGAAACGAAATATAAAGGCATCCGCAACCCTCAGGTCATTCCTCTCAATCAGGCACAGATTGGTCGCTTGACCGAGAAAATGATGATTGCCTACTACGAGCGCAATATTGTTACCGCTTGGGATTTGTACAATGCGGCTACAGATATGTATAAGTCAACTCAGCTCGACCAGCCAATGATTCTTTCACAGAACTTGGCAATGAGTAGCTTCATTCAGAATAAGTTGATTTAAAGATATAACTACATAAGATTGAATATAGAAAAGTCGATAACAAGAGCCATAAAGCCGCCGTGAGGTGTCGGCTCTTTCTCTTAGAAGAATTATTTTATTCAGATAAATCTTGCCGTGAGGTAAGTTTTGAGACGTTATTTTTGAAAATTTCATCTTTTTGCCCTACAGCGGTAGGGCATTTATATCCCGAGAAAAACCAATCGCACGGTGTGCGTGAGCTGTAGAATAGTGGTTCCGACTTCTTTTAGTTAGAATAGATGTATGTATTATTTTCCATGCTTTTAAAGTATATGCGAAGATACTCCGTAATAAGCAGCTCTTAATAAGCGGAGGTTGGCGAGGGTTCGATTCCCTCTCTTGGGGCTATGTTTTTTAAATATATATAATATGACAGATTTTAACGGAAAATTGAACTTGCTGAAGCTCAAAAGAGCTGGCATAATGCAAATCCAAGGTCGAACTGGAGTACTTCGTTGTTTGGTTATTCCTGTTGAAGATAATAATATCTTCGTTACCACAGATGAAAATAATCATCCGAAGGCTGCTTATATCGACCTTACTGCTTGGGAGCTAAAGAACCCTAAGTATGACGAGACCCACATGATTAAGCAGTCGCTGCCTAAGGAGGTTCGTGAGAAAATGACAGATGAGGAGAAAAAGGCGATACCTATCCTTGGTGGTTTAAAGCCTGTAATTTTTGAAAGTCAGAATGCGGCTTCTTCTTGCGATGCACCTTTTGCACAAACGCAGAATTTGGATGATTTACCATTCTGAGCAAGAATACTCTTAGATAATGGTTTTAAATTAGTTTTAGATTATTAGAAATATGCGTAGTAGAACGAGTAATTGGTTTGAGGTAGGAATCCGCTACCAAAAGACCCAAGAAGATGGTTCAGAGAAATCTGTGACCGAAAAGTATGCGATTGATGCCTTATCCTTCACGGAAGGTGAGAGCGCAATCACAGAGGAAATGGCTGCTTATATTAGCGGTGAGTTTAAGGTTAAATCAATGCAAGAGGCTTCATACAGAGAGGTTTTCTTCTCGGATAAGGGTGATGATGATTGCTGGTATAAGGCGAAGTTGCAATTCATCTCCTATGACGATAAGACCAACAAGGAGAAGCGTAGCAACGTGACTTATCTCGTGCAAGCAAAGTCTATGCACCGAGCAATCAATAACATTGATGAGGTAATGGGCAAGACCATGATAGATTACGAAATCATCGGTCTCAGTAAAACCAACGTGTACGATGTCTTCGAGCATAAGACAAAGGAGGAGAAGGAACAGAAGTCTAACGAAGAAAAGAAGGAGGAGTAAATTATGGCAAGACCTAAGAAAAATGGCGTAGAACAGCCTTTAAATTTAGATGCTAATAATATGCCTATGGAGAATGAGAACGCTCAGCAGAGCCAAGAAAATGCGGCTCAGCAGCAAAATGAGGAGCAAGTTGAAGAGAATGAGAATGAAAATGAACTTCCTTTTGAAATAGAGGATGGAGTTCCTTCCCCTATTGACAATAATGGTTCGTTCATTATCTATGCTCCAAATGATATTGAAACTCGTAAGGGGCGAATGGAGGTGGTAACGGGCATTACTCTTAAAGAGGGTTATCGTGGATTGATTGTTCCAATTACATTTAACGCTCTTCATGGTTTGCCTACGGAGTCAGATTATCGCCTACAGCACTCCGATGTGATTTCTACGCATGTAGGGGAGAAGGAGATGGTAAGACTTGTACTCTCCATCAATGATGAAACAATGATACAAGAGCAGACGAACTTCGGTTCACGCTCTCGCTACCTTATCATTCCGAAGGGCTCTCCGCTTGCCATTCTTGTGATTTTTAAGCTGTGAAATATATAATTGCGGATGGAGGTCTATTCTGTAGTATCTCCTTCCGCTCTATTAAGTAAACTATGACAGAAGTTGAACGTAAAATGCGCAGAAGTAAATACGGCAAGACCTACTATCAGAAGCATCGTGAAGTTTGCATCGAAAGAGCCAAAGCTTGGTACAATGCTCATAAAGAGCATCGTAGGCTGTATATGCTTGCGTATAATGGTAAATAGTATTTTTATATGGATGAGTTGGATAAAATTAAAGAGTTGAATACTCAATATAAGCTTTTACGTAATAACGGGATGGTGGTAAAAGTAGACCTCGTAACCAATGTGGGAACTTATGTAGTAAAGAACCCTAACATTATTAGCAAGGTGCTTGACTTGCTTATCCGTGAATCGCAGAAGCAGATAGAAAGTGAGGTGAATACATGATAGGATTGAATGATAGACCAACAAGAGCAAAAAGGGTTGTTGTGGTTCAGTTAAAAGACAAAAAGCCTGAACCTTTCCTTACTTGCCCAGAGATTTATTTAAAGTACGATAAAGAGAAGATTGGCATCTGTCTTAATGCTCTATGGAATGCTCTTGCTAAAGATGGTTGCTACGAGAATAAGAAATGTAAAATCTCTTATCAGAATATTGAACAATTAAAAACATTGGCATGGGAGTAGATAATAAAGGGTGTTGTGTACTAAAATATCCTCATTCTATAGATGATGGATTATTAGCTCTGTACGCACAGGGGCTTACCATACCCGAAATCAGTAAAAAGGTAGGCATACCTTATGAAACAGTACGGCGGCGACTAAAAGGAAATGGAGTTAAACCTGCATCACCACGATTTATCGCTAAGTATGGTGAAATCCGTTATTTAGGTCGCTTCCGCTACTGGAGCGAGGAGGAGGAACAGAGATTTATTAGATTATTTCCCTTTCGTACAAATAAAGAAATTGCTAAAATCTTCTGTTGTAATATCAGAACAGTTAAGAATAAGGCTATGTCTCTTGGGTTAAGAAAAGATGCCGTATGGTTGCATGAGTATAGATTATCTTCCATGAAGATTGCTGCCATTATATCCAAATCAAGCTCTAAGAAGTTTAGGTTTAAGGAAGGGAATAAATTCGGACATAAGTTTAAGAAAGGGTTTAAGTACGATAAAGAATTTTGGGAGAAATATAGAAGAGGTGAAGTAGCTTTGCCTTGATATTGAAAGAGAATACGGTGTTTATGATAAAATCAAAAAGTATTATTAATTATGGAAGATATTATAATTAAGAAAGATGGTAATTTCGGTTTTGATGTATGGCAAGGAGACAGACATAGTAATCATCTTGGATATGATGAAATGTTGGGACTTGTTTCAGCCTTAACAATGCCAAAAAATAGACCTTGCCTTCATTGGATGAAAACTAACGAAGAATGGGAAAGACAGGATGGTATTCTTGCAACGGTTATAAAGCAGCCTCTATTTGAAGGAATACGTAAATGCGAGATATGTGGTTGCGAGAAGCCGATAAGTGAATTCTCTAAGTCTTACAAGCATCGTTGCAAAGCTTGCCAAGCTGAGGTGGTGCGTAATAAAAGAAAGGAAAATAAGAATGCAAGAAACTAAGTATAATAATGATGTACCTTACGAAAGAGTAGTGCTTAGAGTGTTAGAAAACTACTCGAAGATGCAAATCAAGCTAACTCGTTACCAGAAGAAGGTCAAAGAGCAAGGTGAGTTGCTTAATAAATTAAACAACAAACACAATGATTACGAGAAGGTCGTTGCTGAGCGTGATGAGCTTCTTCAAAAGAATAAAGAACTTTCTCGGCAATTGAAGATTTACGAAGGTGTGCGCAAATACTTCAATAGTCAGGTCTCAAAAATAGAAACTGATAAATAATATATCAATATGAAGAAGATTTTATCTTGGTTCGGTTCTCATACCGAGCTGCTGTGTGCATTCTTTCTGATGGGCTGCTGTCTCAGTAGTGCGGTGAAGGATGGTTGGTCTACGGCGATATTATTCTTGCCGTTTATCGTTATGTGGATATATGTCTATCGCTTACAGAAATTTATTTGTCGTCTTATCAAAAAGAACGAAGAGCTGAAAGAAACCAATAAACAGCTTGAAAAGGCTTATGAGGAAAAGACTTTAGCGTTTATCAGAACTGATGATTTAAAGATGCTCTACATATATAGGTATTTGTTGGCTCAAAATAATGTGGATTTATGTAAGCGAAAGATTAATTGTACGAAGTATCTTGAAAGAAGAAAATATTATGAACGTATGATTGAATTTTTCGTTGAGGATATTAAGGCTAAAGAAATGCAATAATGAAGTACGATGAGTTTTTAAAGAAGGAGAGCCAGAAGAAAGGCAGAAGCAAACCACGGCACATTGAATCGCAGATTCAGATTCAGATGGTGAAGTGGTTTCGCTTGCAATACCCTCGCTATATCATTGCCGCCATCCCTAACGGAGGACAACGAAGTGCGCTTGAAGCGAAGATTATGAAAGGTGAGGGCGTTTTGGCTGGCTTCTCCGACCTTATTATTATAGCAAGAGAAAATGTCCTATTTATTGAAGTTAAAACTAAGGACGGAAATCAATCTGATTTGCAAGCCAAATTTCAGTCTGATATTGAGCGATTAGGCTTTCAGTACAGCATTTGCCGCTCCTTGGATGAGTTTATCTTAACCATCGAAAAATGGTTAAAAGATAAGTTTTCTATGTAAAAATATCCGATTTTCTTAGTTTTGTATTAATATCTATTAAAATATTAATAAAAACACCGAAAAGTTTTGGTAGTTTCAAAAGAATTTATTAATTTTGCGGTGTAAATAATTAATAAATAGGTTTAATATTTAAAAGATACAACAATGGAAACAAAGAAAATTGCTCGATTCAGATTTACAGCACTTGCCCATACTTTCGATAGTTGGGATGAGGTCATAAGTTATTACGAAAGACTTGTAGAGCGTGGTAAATGTGTGGTACTTCCTACTCTTTCATTTTGGGATGGTAAGGTAAGAACTAATAAGTGGCACGCACATGTTAAAGAGAATGGTAAAATTGAGTTTACAGAAATTAAAAAACAGGAGATACGACAATGGAGGCAATAAATGTAAATAAGCTTTTAGATAAGCTCTCAGATAAGCAGAAGCAACTTCTTAAAGATACCATTATCAATGGTTTTTGGGGAATATGTGATAGTGAATTTATAAACGAAGAAGGTACTATCATTGTGTCTAATTGTAATGGATATGTTGTTAATTCAGCAAAGGAAGCAGGGCATTTTAATGGTCGTCAAGTTTCAGCTATGTTTCGTTCAATATATAGTAAGCTCTGCTCTAATAGAGGTATGGGTAACTTTCTTTCTCATATATCTAATTATTGGGGTACTGGCTCGGGTGACGCTTTATTCATAAAGAAAGATTATGTTATAGCTTTCGAGCGTTGGGCAAGAGAATAATGATACAATAAAGGAGATACGACAATGATTACAATTATCAATAAATACACGGGCGATGTTATTACCAAGTATTCAGGTGCTTTGGTAGGTGAATCTACAGAGGATTCTTTTATCGCCAACGCAAAGGGTTCGGGTACATTCAGAGGACGTTGGAATGCTGTCGTAGAGTATTTTATTCCTCTGAAAGGCTTGAATGCCACACAATGCCTTCTTAAAAGCCAATACGTTGTGAAGGAATGTATGAAGAAGAAATAATTAACGTTTAAACATAGGAGATACAATTATGGCAGTAGCAGTTAGTACAAAAGGTGTTGAGAATCTTGTGAAGCAGATTAATGCTGCTTATGGTAAGGTAATAGTCACAGCTGAGTTACACTCAGACGGGTGGCTCATCCTCGTAGGTGAGAATCCTATTAAAAATATAGGAAATGCTAGCGAGGCAGTTCGTTACCTTGAAGGTGTGAAGCACGGCATTGAATTAATGAAAGAAGGACTTTAGTTATTAATCGGGCAGCGTAATAGCTGCCCATAAAAAAATAGGAGATACAATTATGGAAATCAAGGTAAATATACCACAAAACGATTATGTTCAACCAACCGAAGTTAGAGAGGAAGTCGTACAGGCAATCTGTAATGCCTTCTTATCTAATAGTTGTTGGGATATTTTTCATCCTTTCTCAGGTGCAAATAATGGTAGCCGACCTGCTACAAGACGTATTAGTTTGAGCAATCCACGCTTTAGTGGACACGCCAATGATAAGGATATGGTTAAAATACATGGATGTGAAATGAAAGCTGCCTTTAAGGTGTTGATGAAGGCTGGTTATCACATGTATAAGGTATATGACTACGGCTCTTGGATGGGTTACGCTTGCGATAAGAAACCTTTCCGTGAGGGTGCATCTGAGGTTCTTACGTTTAACGATTTTATTGATTAAGCTTATGTTTATAGAATTTAAGAATTTAAATGTAGCATTCGGAAAAGAGTTCCCTTTAGCTATCGTGTACCTCAATAAGTGCGATGGTGAACGTTTTTTAAGGGAGCAAGGAATAGCGAAATCTGGCTCTTTTAGCAGCTTTATTTCGCTTATTGCAATCGTTGATAACGTACCACAAAAAGCGAGCTGTAAGATTATCTTTACTAATTATCGCATTCTCAATAAAGAAGAGGAGAAAGATGTGTTAGATACTCTTAAACGAAGTAATCTTACTATCAATGATAAAGGGTTTATTTCCTTCCTTGATTATAAAAAGGTTTGCTTTGAGGTTGATGGAAATATCCTTACCTATGATGACTTCTGTAAGTATGAATTACCAAAGGGACAGGTATTCAAAATGGTCTTTGATAATGGTTATTCTTATTATGGCTCAGAGCCTTTTAAGGGTAATGCGAAGAAGTATGCTGATACAGCCATAAAAGTTGCCGAGAAATTGAGGTATCTTTGGTCTGGTTGGGCAATGGGCTTTAGGCTCAATAGTCTTTTGAATATAGATGTTGTTTACGGCAAAGATGAAAGTTATTCAGTTGTATCTAACACATAATGATTATGGAAGAGATTGAAGAAAAGAAGTTTATCATAGAAGCAAAGGGCGAAGTGCCCTTTGCTCAACGCACAGGTGATGGCTATGAGTTATTCAATAATGAACGAACAATGAAGTTCTGTGCGAGAAGGCAACATATACTGGATAATGAAAAGGGTGAACAGAAATCTTGTTTTGCCGTTTTCTGCTTCGTTAAAGAGGATGATGGATGGGTACAAGGTGATAACTATCATCAGACGGAAACAATCACCTCTTTTGTTAAGGATTTGAATATCTCTCCTTATTTTACCAATGCGGTAAAGGAATATCGTGAGCAGATGGATATTACAGAAACATGGGAGGTTAAAAAATGGGAATAGGAGCGGTTTTAATCATCATAGGCGCATCCGTTATCGCATTAAGCAGCGTTGTTGCTGTTGGTGCAATGAACGGAAAATTAGAAGGTGTGGTAACTATAAAAGAGAAATTCTTGATTACTATATTCTTATTCATCTTACTCATAACGGGTTGGGTGTTATTGTATAACGGAATATTAATAATTAATCTGTAATAGAATGGAAAAGAGATTAAGCTTAGAAGATAAAGCTAAAATAGCTAACGGCAATGAACGTCATTGTAGGCAATGCAATCATCGTGTTTGCCCAGATGGTTTGCTTGAAGTATGTTCGGAGGCTTTTATTCGAGGGTACAAGAAAGGCTATAAACAAAGTCAGAAAGAACAGAAAGAACGTATTGATAAGATACTCCACCCTGTTACTGAGCCTTGTGGTAGTAATGCTATCTTTGTCTTTTTCAGAGACGTAAGAAGTGGTGAGTTACAACCTTATATTGAGGATATGAGAATGCCTGATGCAAAATGTTACCAAGATATAGGTTCAATAAAGTTTTCGCCAGAAAAAGACGAGCCGCAGAAACTACAGATTGCATGGTGTTATCCGAAGGATTTGGTTAAGCTTCTTGGATATGATAAGAAGTATGCCGATTTTGAGCGTATAGCTCTTTCTGAAGGCGCATTCTCTTATCCTCGTGAGGAATATGAGGAAAATCTTCAAAAGTACTCTGCCGTGCGCTATGAACACAAAAAATATTATCATTATCGGAAATTAAAAAAATAGCTTTGTTATGGATAAAAAAGATACTAGTCTAACAGTTATACTTGAAATCGGTGGCAACCTTTGTGGTATGACCATAAAGGATAAGGATGATAAAGTTGTGCTATTCGAGCATTTGTCATTTAGTGAGCAAATTAAGATTCTCAATAGCCTTAGTCAGAATTATAACTGCCTTGTGCGGTTCTTAAAAGAAAAGGAGGGATAAGGTATGGATTTGGTTTTATTTGTATTGATTATCATATCTGTTGGGGTTACTTTCGGATGTCTTGTGCAAGGTAATAATGATAAGGGGGAGTAGAGTATGGAAGCATCTATTTTATTAGGCAATCATAATGATTGTAAGATTGATACGGGAAGATATGTAGAAACGGACGTTATGGGTTTGGAAAGCCACTATCTATGTACCGAGTGGCATTGATAATGAGCAGATACAGAAAGCCCTTGATTACGCTTATTCTACTCTCTGTCAGAGTTGCTACATGGAGTTTATCAAGGATTTAAGAACAGTATATGGTGCAGTAAACAAAGACTCCGCTGCTGCTAATTTAGACCTGTTAGAGTCTAAGTGGGGAGAGATGTACCCAATTGTCATCAAGTCATGGCGTGACAATTGGGAACGTCTGACAGAGTATTTCCAATATACTCCAGCCATCCGTAAACTCATTTATACGACCAATACGGTTGAGGGGTATCACAGACAGGTAAGAAAGGTCACAAAGACTAAAGGGGTCTTTCCTACGGATAATTCTTTGGAGAAGCTTGTATACTTAGCTTACCGCAACATCCGTAAGAAATGGACTATGCCACTGGCAAATTGGGGACAACTTTCTCAACAATTGGCAATAAAATTTGGAGATAGATT